CTATCCGGCAGCGTGAAATATCTGCGGAGTTCAGAGGGATCGAAGAGGCGACCTTCCCTCTCGACCGGAGTTTGTTGGTATATACTTAACCAACTGGCTTCATCCATGATGTCTCTCTGTGCGTGGAGTGCCTGTGTTGTATAGCCGAGTCCGTACGGATAGTCAAAGCGGGATTCATCGTTCTCGTCCAGGACTGGTTCACGAATGAACAGTGCGCCGGGGTCATCAGCATAGTAGTCCTCAAGCCTCCCAATCGGATCGTACAATGACCACCGTGTGCCGATGACCAGTCGCTTGACCTGATTGCCAATTGCCCTCTGGAAGAAATCTGTGTATACTTGCTGCCACAGTTTGTCGAGCCGTTCGATACTCATGGCAGTCTCTATACCATCGACCGGGTCATCCAGATACATCCAGTTGGCAGCTCTCACTCGTCCTGCAAGCTGAGATCCCAACGAGCCGAACTGGAGGGTCTTGAACCGCATATCGTCTTTCTTATCATAACCGACACCGATCATCAGGTCTTTTGCGTTCGTGGCAATAACGGAGAGTCCGGGGAACACATCTCCCCACCGATATTCCCCTTGCAGATCCATGATGCGGAGCATCTCACCGTACATCCCTGTGAGAAAAGCTGCGTTGTGAGATCCAACGAGGTTTGGCAGGAACGGGTTCTTCCCCATCGTCCATGCCAGACCGAACTCTGCAATGGTAGTCTTTCCAACACCGGGTGCGAGAGAGATGCCAACCGTGTGCAGCTTCCCGTCTTCCATGTCCTGAATGGCCTGTACGCACCGCATAAGCTGTTTCCTGCGTGGAATGTAGAACTGCTTCTCCGGCGCACGGTCTTTCTCAATATAGATGCAGAAGGAATCAAAGAAATACGGAGCATCAAAGAGGTGGGTGCGGAAATAGAGGTCGAGCATATTGTATGAATCGACTCCATCCCGCACCATCTTGTTTGCGGATGCACGGATCTTCTTACTGTATTCGTGTGCGAGGGAGAAATTGGCCTTGTCATGGATGACAGTGCCTCTGTCTCTCCCGCCTTTCCCGCTCACCTCAATCTGCCCTACTGTTTCCAGTTCCCTGCATAGGTCGAACGCATCCTGGAGACTTCTCGGAGTGTCATAAGCAATAGCTTTGTCTATCAGCTTTGCGTATTCCGTTCAGACTCCTCCTTCCGCTTCCTCTGCATCTCACGCATCTGCTCCGCTCGTTTTTCACGTTCCTCATCGGTCAGTTCCCTTCCCTTGTAGTTTGGATTCCTGCCGAGCCGGAACGGATGCAGCTCACAGTCTGAGCATGGGCAGAGTTTCACCTCGGTCTTGTCTCCACCCATGCAGCCGATGCAGTATGCCTTAATTGCCTGTATTGCTGTCATACTTTTGTGTCTCCGTTTCAAGATCATAGAGTTTCGTGTGCTGATGCTCTGCGAAGAATGCAGCCAGTTCATAGTCTTTCAGCAACCACACTATCTTCCCGTTTTCACGGGTCTGGAATGGTGCTTTTTTACCGCACTTCTGGCACTTGATGTAGGTGCGCTCAATTACTGTTTCCATTCGTCAAGGTACTCCCTGCGATAGAGATGCGGGTTTGTGAACCAGTCAGAGATCCCGCAGTAGTGGACGATGGCAGGATTATCCGTCTCCCCGGTTGCCCAGTTTTCGTTGAAGCGGATATCAACGGGTACAGCCTTGTCGGTGTGCAGATTCCATGCATCTTGGTCTGCGTACATGGTTTCGGTGGTGTTTAGGTACTCCCACATACCAGTTGTCGCATCATCTTTCCTCATCTGCTGAAGATTGAAGATTGCCACTCCCATGTTGTAGTACGCATCACCCGTCTGGATGTACTCTCCACGGTACTGCGGTACTGCGCCGAACCACTTGCCCTTGAGATCCGTCTTCCAGAGATCATCGAGCGGGCCACAGACAATCGTGTCGATGTCGAGGTGGATGACCTTGTTCACTGACAGCAGTTCCGGGTAGCACACCTTCAGCAGATTAATGTAGGTGAAGCGGTTCTTGTAATTTGGCCCGTCCTCTTTGAAATACTCCTGTGCGCTAACATTGATGATGACAGGATCGCACGGCAGTTCGTATGGGAACGCATCATCCTCAATCACCAGAAACACCTTTGCCTTTGGGTTGTGGTGCATCAGTGAGCGGATGCTTGGCACTGCCTGCTCATAGACATTGCGTGTCATGGCATATACGATGTTCATATAAATCCTCCTGTTTGTTGTATTAAGATTCTTTATGGCAAGTTTCTGCCGGAATGATGGTTGGAGCATCATCTATCATATTGGCAATCTCATACATCATCATGGTGTTATAACTGTGTGCTTGCTGTTCTGCCGTTTTATTGCCCCATTTAATAGCATCGTTTAGATTCCACACATCCATCAATGCATCGGAATCAATCAGCCTCCCATGAGGCGGTACTTCGATAAGTGGACACCACCTCATTCGTGCTTCATATCTTTTCTCGTTGGTTCGTTTATCCCCTTTTGCGAGGCAATGTGCCTGTTCATAATCGCAGAACGGGCAGTCATCGCAACACTTTGGAATCTTCATGCCCTTGATGTATATGCTCATTTTCTCAACCTCTCAATCTTGATAAGATAAACGATTATGACAATCAACAGTGGTGTTTCAATAACGAGGAACAACAGCCGAACAATGTCCATGATGCTCATTTTTCATCCTCCGCTTCGATGACGGTGGGAGCATTTTCTATTGCTGACTCCGTGTACACCATTTGACCACCGAATACCATCATCTTGTGGACACAATCATGCTCCAAATAAGCATCAGATTTCAGCTTGTCCGCATCGATCAATCTCCCATGCGGTGGGAGTTCGTATGCAGTTGCCACATCTTCTCCCGAAAGAGCATCACAGACAATTCCATTATATTTGATAATAATGTGTAGGCTTTGCCGTTCGGGCGGCATCTCCATGCCCTTAATAAGTATGCTCATCCGTCCGCCTCCCAGTTCACCTTTGCAAAATCTATAAGGTTTTCTTCTTTTGCTTGCCCGTCATATTCATCGCAGAAATAGTCCCACTTTGTCATAAGCAGATTTCCATTCTTGCCGTATGTGTGTAAGTTGCAAGCGTTAAGGGCATAGTCCCCTATGAGTGTCGGGTCCATGTTCCAGTTTTTACAGTTTCGACAGCACTTCACGTTGTATTTAAACCATCCAACAGGCTTCTCGTACTGCTCTACTGCTTCTTTGCTTGCTGTCTTCTTCCATTCTTCAATTGTCATTCCGCACCTCGCATTTCCGCCCCGCAGTTGGGGCAGAACGGGTATGCTGTCGTTATTCCAATGTAGTGAAAATCGCCATCACACACCGAACAGTGGAAACAATATGGCTTGCCATTCGGCTCATATTCAAGAATCCATTCCCCGTGTTTCCGTTCAACCACATCCGCAGAGGGAATAGAAGATAACAGTTTGTCAAAACAATCGTCACAAGGTTCACAAGGCTCGTTGTCATTTACTCTTTTGCATTCGGCAATAAGTAGATTAATTGCATCTTCCCGTTTGATATAGTCAGTCATCTTCCTTTATCTCCTCTCCGTCTGAGCAAAAGAACACATCGCTGTTAAACGGCACAACGCTGTTATCTTCCACGAATTCTTGAGTCAGGCAGTGGTTGTTATATCTGCATCTATCACAAGTCACAACGTGGCGCACATCGGCAGAGGGGATACTGTTAATCAGACTGGCAATGGATTCCACGCTTACGTTCAGCATTGGCACAATCACTCCCTCTGGGGGAACAAATCGTGCGAGGATGTCTTCTCGCTTGATATAGTCAGCCATTTCTCCTCCTCAAGTCAGCCTTGTGCGCCCAGACATAGTCGCAGAACACATCCCAGTTCAGCCGAATCTGGTCATACACATCGACCTTTCTGTCCTTTGCCCTGTCCGTATGAGGCCAGTTGTCTATGATCACTTCCCACTCGCACTTGCTCCAGTAGTGGTACATCAGATTCCGGCGCATCTGCTCCTCAAACTGCTCCCGCTCCGAGTTCTTATGCTTCCGTGCGTTCTTGATGAGATCCTCCATGAATCTCCCGTGTGCGAAAACATTCCACTCTTTTATCTTGCCCTCGTTGAAATCGGAAACGTAGACAAGCCAAGTCAGTCCTCTGGTGTCAGTCACGGTTCTCCCTCCCCGGTCATCAACCACACCACATTCACCCCGTACATCTTTGCGAGGGAATATGCCACGTTGAATGTCGGATTGGTCTTCTCCTCCACATCGTTCTCTATCGCATTGATCGTTCCCTTGGAGATGTATGTCTCCCTCTCGACAGCTGCCAGGGTCAATCCCTTGCCAACCCGTGCGCTGCGGAATCTGTCTGCTCTTCCTGCCATCAAAAATCCCCCATCATGTCACCGTATGATACTCCTACATCGTCATCTTCAAGGATGCTGACACCCTTCTCCTCCGGGAATCTAAGCACATATGCCGTCATCGTCTGATAAAGTGATGTGCGCAGAAGATCATCCTTCGCTATGCTCTCCCCGGTCTTCACATAGAGGTCGTGGAGCATCTTGTTCTTATCTATGTACCCCATATCATCACCTCAGCTGCGAAATCCACACGATCAGGGCAGATGATACAGCGACCACCAAGCACACAACAGCAAGTATCATTGCGCCCAGTGCTATCTTCATGAAAATATTATCCATTCCTGCCCTCCTTTCCTCTGCGAGAGTGTCTCACAACCATTGCCATTACCACTCCCACATTCAGCACCGCACCCACATACCCGCAGATGGTCGCCACATCAAGCCATGCCACCATCCTCGACATATGCAGGATCGTCCTTAATACCTCTTGCTCTGCCATTTCTTACTCCTTTCACGTTTTTACTTTGGTTTTTCCAAAGTTATACTTAGTCTACCACACGTTTCCTCGCTTTGCAAGGGGTTTTCGTGTGCGGGCATTAAGTTTTCTCACTGGTGCATACGTTTTCAGGAAGATCTCTGCTCTGCCGGAACCGACTACAGAAGGAACCCAACTTCCTAACCTTTTCCAGAGAAATCTTACGAAAAAGTTTTTATGATTTTTGCCCCCTCTTCTGTTCCAATATTCAAAAAACCTAGTAATACCAATACTTTTAAGAGGAACAGTATAAGGAACAATAGACTACAGTCTATATATACTATGTACATAGTACTGTTCCTTATTTACCCTATTTTTACCTATACTGTTCCGTTTTCTATGTCCATAGTAATTCTTATAGTTTTTCTTGCTTACCTCACACAGTCAAGCTGTCTTACCTCACACAGTATTTTTTAAAAATGTCCATAGTTATGTTCTTGACTGTGGACATTTAATATAGTATACTGTGGACAGTGAGAGTGTCTTACTGTGGACATGACCACTTTAGCCTTAACCGAGAGGAGGCGAGAATTTTGAGTCTTTCGCCGGAGAAAAAAGAGTTCTTTGATACCTACCGCAAGGAAAATCTGAAGAGGATTCCCCTGGAGGTCACCCATGAGATGTATGCCACGATCAAGATGAATGCGGAGTATCTGCATCTCAGCGTGAACGGGTACATCAAGAAGGTTCTTTCCAAGGATGCTGAGATCCTTAAAGAGCAGAGAGCAAGAGAACGTGCAGCTGCTCTGAGTGAGGAACGGTTCTCCAAATGGGGATAAACAGAAAGTGTAAACAAAATATGGGATATTTCCCATAATATCCTCACACACGACTCCACCCCTCCAGGTGGGGTCTTTTTTTCGTTTTCCGGCTATTTTGTGGGGTAACCCCGCCCCGATCCATTCGCCTATTTACCCCGTAGGTAGGTAGGTGAATAGGGCCTCCGCAAGCCGGAATTGGTGCAAATGTTCGTGTTTTAGATAAAATGCGAACTGATTTACGCCTCTAACTCTAGTTAGAGATATTTAACTAGAGTAATATAATTTTAACCAGGCAAATCCTGTCACGGGTTACCCATAACAAAACCTTATGACACTACTATCCATAACAATTCGTTATGACCTCACCCACCAATTATAACCTATCCAGAAAGTAGGTAAATAGCAAACTAATCACCTACTATATTGATAGGTTTATCTGTACTGATTACCTAGTAGATCAGTAGGTAAATAACTAGCACTCTGGGCTGTGCAGTGCTAACAGTTAGAGAAATGTAACTGATATTTGAATAGCGTATTGATTCCAGGATATCAAATAAAATGCGTATGATGTATGAATAGGCTAGAAGAACTAATAAACAATATCAGCAAACTAATCTAGTAGTCTAGCAATGCCGGAGGAAAGTAGCAGAAAGCTATCTAATATAGATCACTAGATAGATTAACAAAAGTATTACACTCTGGGAGCAAATAAAAAACATGAACATTTTAAGCATAAAACAAGGATAAAACGTGCAAAAAACGTGTGTTTTGTGTACCGCCAAAATGCGATTTTAACGCAGTGAGACTTTTGAGGCATGGGTAATATAAATACACGTTCAAGGGCAAAAAGCCCGTAGAACGCAAAATAAGGCCATTAAACGCAAAATGAGGATTTACGCACACACGAAATCCGCACACAGGCCAAAAACGTGGTTACAAAAAAGTAACAAGAGTCGAGATCAAAAGCCGGACGGCATATTGCACAAATA